CAATACGACAACGGCGAACAGTTCCAATGTTTAGTTTGCCCTAAATGCGACCTGCTTCATTCCAATATGTTATTAGCGAGGTCTTAATATGGCTGCAATGAAGGAACTCTTTACCAACATCCAATTCGATATGTTGGCATCTGCTCAAACTTTGGCAGATGCCAGTAAAAGTTATGATCCCGATGAAATGAGTAGGGCTATCTATACTGCTATGAAAGTTTTAAATCCGCATCTAAAAACACTATTGGGAGAGTAATGCCAAGCAAACCACAAAGATCAGTTCGAATTGCAGATGCAATTTGGCGCAAAGTTCAAAGCAAGGCTAGGGTCGAAGGTAAAACCGCCTCTGAGGTAATAAATGATTATCTAAAGGATTACATCAAGTGAGAATCCTTTGGGCGCTACTTTCAGCGATAGTGGCCGTCGGCAAGGGCAGGCGGCCCCTGCCCTGGGCGATCCTAGGCTTTATGGGGGGCTGGTTTGCCTTTGGCGCTGTTTGCCTTAGCCGCCAGCGCCCCTTGCGCCCTGTGCCTTCCTGGGCGCTAAATTGGGGGTATAGGAGCCAGGCTAGGCGGGCGGTATCAGGGGTCGCCACGCCGAAGGATTTACTTGGCTAACCTACTTGACTTGTCGGGGCAGTTGTCTATACACTTATGCCATAGGGATACAAAAGTAGCCCACAAAAGAAAGGTACCAAGTGAAACTAGTAGCAACAAATGAGAAAGTAAGAATCAAGTGGTTTGTATATTCAATGGGTGAGAAACTTCCTCGCACTGCTGAAATGCGTGGTGCTTGGGATGGTTACGATTTTGAATGTTCTTGCGGATACCAAAGCAAAACAGGTGGCGCACTAAAAACTTATGTAACAGATATGATGGAACAACACAAAAGATTACAGCATAATTACAAATATGAATTATCAAGTAAGCCAGTAGAACTTTTTGCTCACCTATATAATTAAAACACAAATAACCCCCACCTCGCCGATGATTGCGAGGTAGGGGTTTTTTATTGGGCTAGTGCTAGCGCTATACCCTGCTCTAAAGAAATCTTTGGTTCATAAATCATATTCATAAATTTAGGGTTGCCAACTCTGTATTCAACACCAACAGGTGCGGTTGGATCAGTTTCTATCGGTGCTAAATATCCTGCTGCTAACATCATCATCTCTGCCAATTCAATAAAAGAAGTTGCCCTACCAGAGCAAATATTCATAACTTTAACATCATTAATAACTGCTGCAAAAGTTGCTTGGACTACATCATCAATATGCACAAAATCTCTAACTTGCTGACCTGATCCCCATATTTTAAATGGTGATGCCTTAGCCCTGGCCCTAGCAACAAATGATGGGAATGGGTAATCTAAAGATTGATCAGCGCCGTATCCTGAAAATGGTCGCAGGATTGTTACCTTCAAACCTTCATCTCTTGCATACTGCGCCAGCATTTCGCCAGTCAATTTGCTCCAGCCATAAGTTTGATCGGGGGTTCTTATGTGTTCTAAATTTATATCTTGCTCAGATAATCTTGCTTTAAATCTTGCCTTCTGTAACATAATTGGATAAGCAGCAGAGGATGAGAAGTAAACAATTCGCCCAGGGCGAGTTCGTAGCGCCCACTGAAATAGGTCTGAGTCAATCGCCAGGTCGGTGGCAACTGCCAAAGGGTTCCCCTCGATGGTGGCTCTGCCACCGACGACGGCGGCTAGGTGAATTACAACATCAAAGTAAGTGTCATCGGCTGCAAAGAACTTGCGAGCATCTATGCCTGATTTAATATCAAAGCCAACTACTTCATTATTTTTAGTATCTAAGGCTCGATAGAATGCTCTACCTACAAACCCCTGATCGCCTGTAATTAAAATTTTCATTTGATTTTAGAAAGCAGGGTTTTATACCTATCGCTCCTAATGTAATTATCAAATGCTATTTTATCGGCTGCATAAACTTCGGCAGCATTTACTCTGGCATAATTCTCATCCATTGGCGCTTTGCCGTTGAAGGCGTGGCAGTGTTCAATTATTACTTCAGGCATATATTTAATCTTGCCTAAATCCTGCCCTAGTTTTAACCAGAAGTTATCAAGGTATAAGTGGCGCTGGCTATCAGGCACCATTCCGCCTAACTCTTTTACAATTTGACTAGACATTGCAACAGCAGTTGGTAATTTTTCTCCTTGGAATAAATCATTTCCATAAACAATATCTGAGCCTGAATAAAGTTGCTCAACAAATAACTGATCCCAATTAGTAGTTCTTGGGCGGTGATCATCTCCCATAAATGCAAAGTTATCGAACTCGCCTAGAAACTCACGCGCTGCATAATTTAAAGGGTAAGCCATTCCTTTGGTTTCATTGTGAATCATAATTACAGATTCAAGCGGTAATTTCCAAGAATATTCACTGCGAGTTTCATCGCTAAAATCTACAACATAAACTCTTTTGGCTGTTGTATTTGTATCTACAAAAGCCTGCTCTAAAGCAACGGCATTATCGGGCCGCCCCCTAGTTGGAATAATAACTATTAGATCACTTTCTACCATTTGCTAACTCCCCCGCTATTGCAAAATAAGCAGCGCCATCAATGTAATTATCTGCCTTATAAGTTTCCATCGATCTTGCTACTTTGATCAGTGCGCAAATTATAGCGCCTTGCTCTGGTGTTATCTCACAATCAAGATAAGCAGATAGAAGCCTGCTAATACGATTAAAGTTAATAGCAGGCATTCCATAAGATTTTTGTCTATCAGCGTTTGTAAGCCTTTTGGCTTCATCTAAAATTTCCCCCCGATTCATAAATTACTCTGAACCTAAGCCGTATTCTCTCTCAGTTTTATCTGCCCATTTTGCAAGAGGTGCTGTTAATCCACCAATCAAGATTGCATATTCAGGAGCAAGATTAGAAGCAAGTGCAATTCCCATTGTTACCGCTGATGCTAAAACTGCTCTGCAATAAGATTTGAAAGCAGCGATTGTTTTAGGACTTTTTAACTTAGCGATTAAATCCTTCATTAGTTCTCCTTCTTTGGTAGTGGCTTTACTGAGGCTACTACTTTGTTGAGTTTTTTTACTTTTCCCATCCAAGTAAACCAAGGTGATGTGTCATTACCGCAGTTATCTTTGATGGAAATATGTAGGTGTTTATTATGTTGATTTGCTCCAGAATATTTTGTTTCCCCATTTTTGGCTGACCAAATCTTACCAGTAAATATCAAATACTTAACTCTAGGGTCTGATTGTAATTTCTTATATATATCAAAGCAATCAATATCATTCTTAGGATCGTGAGTTAGATCAACCGCATAACCTGTATTGTGGTCTGAGTTAGGACTTTGAGTTAGATGAGCAGCAGATGGCAGTAGCCCATCGCTTGCCTTCTTGCGCTTGGGGCGAAGTGCCGTCGCTTGGCGCAGAACAGCAATTGCAGCAGGTGTGGCTTTCTTGGCAACAGTACTCATTTGGCATCCTTTATTCCTTTATCTAACAATAATAAATGCAAGGCTTTAATTTTATCTGGTCTAAATCCTGACCAATGAAAGTTGTTGTAGACAACAACTGGCGCTTGCTTATATTCTAATTCTGCTATCTTTTCAGAGGCTTCTTTATCTTGGCTCATATCTACTGTTAAGTATTCAACCTTATGTCTATCTAAATACTTTTTAGTCATCTCGCACTGGATACAATCTGGTAATGTGTAAACTGTAACCGCCATTTTTGCCCCCTATTTTTTATTAATTAATATGCTTATGATTTCCTCAACTTGACGCTCTAGTCTATCAACAGAATCACGCAAACTTGTGCCACCATTAGGGCGAAGTTCGGATAAATAATGCTTGACTAGGTGCCTGACGCCTATGGCTAATGCGCCTATTAGGGTGGTTGTAGCAACAGCCAGAGATGCCCATTCGTTAGCGGTCATTTTTCTCCTTAAACTAGCCCCGAATCCTCAATAGCATTGATTGCATCATCAATATTTTTTACTATATCTGGGAAATCAAATAAAAACATACTCATAATAAATTCACTAATGATCGAGTTCTACCAGTAGCAAGTTGAGTATAAACCTGAGTAGTAGCAACTGATGAGTGCCTCATTAAATCACGAACTGCTAATAGATCGCCGTTGGATTTTTCTAACATATTGGTTGCAAAATAATGCCTGCAAGCGTGGAAGGTTTTTCGCCTTATGCCTAGAATTTTCATTTCTAGTGAACACATCTTGCTTAACTTATTTGGAGTAACGCTCCAAATCTTTCCTGTTGTTTCGTGCTTTAAAATAGTTTGAGCCACAATATCTGCAACAGGTATAGATAGATCGGTGCCACCTTTTCCTGCTACTCGCAGAATATAACCGCCTTCACCTTTTTCTAAATCAACCCCACGCAGGTTTGCCACTTCCATTGCTCGCAACCCTGACTTACAGGCAATTATGAACCAATCTCGCATTGGCAGTTCAGCCTTAGTCATAACTAATTCGGCTTCGCCTGGCGTTAGCGGGTGCGGCAGCCCCCTGCTTTTACGAACGGCTGGCAGGTCAAGATCGGCTTGATTATCAATTAGACCCATCTTGCGTAGGGCTTTAAATATGCTGCGTAATCTTGCGGCGTAGGTGCCTTTAGTAGAGGTTGATTTAACACCCATAACTAGATGCTGCAAATCCTCAACAGTTGCAACCTGTGGATGAACTCCTAGGCGCAGTAATAAACTGAAATCGTTACGGAATAAAGCCTCTGAGAAGCCTTGAGTTTCGTATCTATTCTTGAGTTTTTCTTTAATTGTTTCTATTGGTATCTGTTCCATAGTGCGATTGATCCTAGTCTGTGGGATTGTTCTTTGTCTAGGCACAATCGTATTTATACAGGAATAATCCCTATTTGCACAATCCTATGAGATTGTTCTGCGGTTTGTAGCGGATAGTTCTACAGCCACAGGTCTTAAATGGGCTGCTGCTTCTAGTGGTGCAGTAGTGCAGGTTAAAAATGCAAGCACAACTACTGAGGCGTCTAGCAGTTCAGTAACTTTTGCAGATACAGGATTAAGTGTAAGTATCACACCAACAAGTGCATCAAATAAAATTTTAATTTTTGTATGCCAAAATGGTCTAAGCAAAAGCAATGCTGATGTAAATAACGCATTAGATATTAACCTTTTTAGAGGTGCAACTAACATAGCAATAGTTGCCCAAGCCGCTTCTTTTACAAACAGCACATTGTTAGTAAATGGAGAAACTGCTGCACAAACTTATTTAGATTCCCCAGCAACTACTTCAGCAACTACTTATAAAACTCAGTTTAGAAATAATGGTGGAAATCTGGCTTCAATCAAAGTGCAAAAAGATGGTGCGCTTTCAACAATTACTGTGATGGAGGTAGTGCCATAATGAATAATAAAAATATACAAATATCAGATGTTTTAATGTATTTAAGACCTAATGGTGGTTGGGTCATTTATGGTGAAGATTTTGACACTATTCGCTATGATAAAGGTGTTGAGCCAATAATCAAAGAAGAGTTAGACAAAGGCTTTACAGAATACAGTGCTTGGAAGGCTGAACAAGATGCAGCAAAGGCAGCACAAAAGGCTGCTCTGCTAGAACGGCTTGGTATATCAGAGGATGAGGCTAGGCTACTTTTGTCCTAGAACAATCCCCCAAGATTGTGCTCTAAAGTCCTAAGGCTTCCAAGTCAGAAACTGTTAAGCCAAGCGCAGCCAGTTTAGCCTGTGCTGCTGCTTTGGCTTGCGCCTTTGCTT